CATGATGGCCCGCTCTTGTTCCGGCACGAAACGCGACATCAGTTCAGCCGAGTAGAACGAATCTTGCTCTGCTTTCTTGGTGATGTAGGTAGCCGACGACAGGTACTTGTCAACGGTGAAGGTGAACTCACCAGTGTCCATCGGACGGTAAACAACGGCAGTATCTTCTGCGTAGTTGTCGACCTGAGCTTGGCCAATCGACGGGATCGTGAACTGGTCACCGTCAGGGAAACCTTCAAGCATACGCACGTAGCGTTGTGCCATCATTTCGTCGCGCAGAATTTCCTTAAGCTCCGAAGACCATACTTCCGAGCGAGTAAGGAGACTCATGTTGGCAGTAGTCATAGCCATTTTAGTCTTCTCCTAGTTTATGGTTTCCACTTATTCCCAAGACGAGCAGCATCATCCATCATCTGTCGTTGAACCTTGGGAGTATAGTAGAGGGATTTACTTTCCCGACGGAGTTTTTGGTAGTAATCGAAATTACGCTCCGCCGAAGCTTGCATGTTGACCCCTTCCGTGCGAACCGTCCCCGACACAATAGGTTGGAAGGATTTCTTCGGTTCACCAATCAGGTTAAAGAAGGCGTTAGGGGACTCAGACGCTAGTTCCTGTAGACGCTGCACAGTCAAGCCAAGTTCTTGGGCTTTCTTCTGGACAACGGCAGGGGCCTCAGTGCCGTAGGTCTTCTCAAGTTCCTGATCGACAAGAGCGAGGTTCTGTTTAACAGTGTTGTCCCGATCTCGTGCAGTCAGAGTTTTCTCAACAAGGCTCTTTAGGATATCCTCACTCACTTGCGGCGGGGTATTGCCATCAGTATTAGTGCCACCGTTATTATTGTTGTTAGCCGCTGCAGGTTTCACGTTGGTGGGCGACATGGCCTTGGTCTGCAGTTCTTCGAGTAGAGTCTTGGCGTAGTCCTGTTTCTGGAGGTCTTCACGCATCTGCGTAAGTTGATCCTCTAGATTTTTAATGTAGCCATCAGCTTCAAGTTTGCCTTTGGCTAGCACTTCAGGGTCTTTCCAGTTCTCTCCCTTAGTGGCGACGAGCTTTGCCAGATATGACTCCTGTTGTTCAGTTGTCGTCTGTGATGCTTGGCTCTCTTGACTCTGCCCAGTTGGTTGCTGAGCTTGGTCGAACACGTTTGTCAAATTGTTAGTCCTTGTGGTTAAGGTCGATTAAGTTGAGTAGATCGTCGAGAACAGCGTTATATTCATTCACGGCGATCTGTTTGTATTCCCAACCGGGGGAATAATCCCGAACAGCTTCCTTACGGACATAGTGCTGCTCTAGAATTTCACGTAGGTCGTCGAAGGCATTACGGTACGACAACACTTCTTGTTTGCGTTGGTTCCGATCAGAGTCCTTGACGCCTCTAAGCCATACAGCCTGCATTAAGCACCTAGTTCTTGAGCAAGCATAAGTTGCTCTTGGTTCTGCATTTCAGCTTCCTGAACGGCCTGTTGAGTCTCAAGCTGTTCCATGACGCTAATGTTCTCGCCGTAGAGTTTAGGCTCACCAAGTTCTTCCGACATGATACGAGCAAACTCTTTACCCGAAAGGTGAACGGAGACACTTGGGTCGGCAAGCTTAAGCTGGTAAAGCTGCGTAAGGTTCTGTACCCGACGAGCACGTTCAGCAAAGTGACGAGCACCGATAGCACTGATCTTACCGCTACCAATGATGTCGGTCTTGGTGATGTTACGGAAGAACGTATTCCCCGTGGTAGGATCAACCATCGACAAAGATTCAGTAGACGACAGATTACGACGACCACATTCTAGCATAGCGTTCAGGATAGGCTCAAGGAACGTACGCTCAAAGTGGGCAGTCTTATGTTCAAAGATACGCGAGGCTGAGTTCTGCAGGCTCTGGACCTCAAAGGCAGTCTTCTCACCGGGCGTACGGATACCCATAGCCTGACGAGGAGCACCAGCCATCTCCTCCATCTTGTTCTCAAGGAGTTGGATTTGGAGGTCAGCTTGAAGGGCAGTGCCATCGGGCTGCAGGTAGCCTACGTCGCCTTCTTCACCAAGGTAAATACGAGCACCCGGTGCAAAGTCAAAGTCCTCTACGTCCCCCCGAATCTTCATCACAGGGTAGGCAATCTGGTCGAATACGTCTGCCTTAAGGTTCTCAAGGTGGTCGATACGATATTGCATACCGACGAGGTTATCCAACGGACCCATAGCGTACAGGTTATCAGGACGAGGACGCCAGCCAGCTTGGAAGATAGGCGCATGGCCCAACCACGAGGGGTTCTCTTCATTGTCCAGAACGTAAGCACGGTCGACAACAGTGATGATACGATCCGAATGGAGTTTGTTGTCGTTATAATCGAAGATGTCCCCGTAGAACGTAAGAATCTCAACGTAGTCCGACTCATAGTACTGTTGGATCGACGTAAAGCCATCAGCGATGAAACCATCAGCTTTGTTATACGCAGAGTCAGCAGAACGAATAGATGCCCGAGCGTACATCATCTTGTCGATAATACCCTGCCAATGAGCCTTAGACGGGTCTTTGTCGATCATCCGTTTGATCTCACCAAGGGTAAGAATGTTCTTGATGATCTTAGGCGTCTTGTAGAAGTCAGAGGCAGTAGGGTTAAATACGATGTCGTAAGGAGAAATACGGACCAGACGAGGGCCTTCGTAAGAAACGGCGACAGAACCATCCTGCTTAATGTTGGAGGTGTTCTCGTAGACCACAGTAGCAAAACAGTTGCCGTACTGAATCCAATCGTAAAGGAGATTAGAAGCGGTGTTCACAAAGTCAGACTGACGGACCTTATTGTCCATGTACGCCTGAATGGACTCGATCTTGTCCTTCTTGTTGCTCTTGCTGTCAGAAGGTTCGAAACGCATCCACTTCTGCTGAGGGAACAGAGTAGCAAAATAGTTCGCATGGAGGTTGTCCATGATCTGCGTCAGCTTAGGGGTCGTCGTAGAGTTCGACCACGGAAGGGCAGCATTCTTCGTCGTACGGGTATCCGTAGCGTAGAGGTAGTTACGGAGTTCTTTCTTTTCGACAAGCCACTTGTCACGCAGAGAGTTCCACTCGACCCAACGATTAGCGATCTCGACAGCGAGAGTATCGGGGTTAAGCAGGTGCTCAAGTTCGATGGTAGTTCCGGCCATTATGCACTGCCTCTAAATCGTGAGTTAGCCCAGACGATATTGCTACTCTTGCTGCGCTGAACGTTCTTCATAGGTTTCACAGCCATGTCGACAGCAGAGGCAAGCGCATCCTTAACGTCGTCGTGGGCTGGGTTACGGCTAGACAGTTCTTCCTCAAGGATTTGAGTGTTACCGCCTCTGTAGTGCCAGATCGAAAGGTTGTCGTAACGAGGCTCAAGGACGGCTGCGATACGCTCTTCCTTACTGCCTTTATTCGGTCGGTACTCTTCGATGGAGATCGACAAACCATGTTGCTTGATGAGTTCTTTAAGCTGCTTCACAATAGCCACCTGAGCCACCGTGACTTCTGCCCTCATCTTTCTGAACGACCACTTATTACTAAGCTGTAGAATATGGTCGAAGTAGTCACTGATGCGATCCGTACGGAAACGATCAATCTCTAAGACGTAGACGTTATTCTCACCATCGACACCGACGACAACCATAGCAGTGTAGTCAGCTTTCTTGCTAAGGCTAAACGCAAAGTCCACTGCACAGTAAACGTTCAGGCGGTGCGTCTTGTAGAACCAGTAACCATTATCAAGGTGGAGATGCTTACGGTCGTAGTACTGGAACTTGTCGGAGCCTACGGGTACGTTATCTGGGTCCGTAGGATCGTTGTAGTACTGCGCCCTGAACTGTCCTTTGTCGAGGTACTGCCCACGCTTCTTAGCTAGAATCTGTTGGTCGAAACCAAACCACTTACCGTCTTTACGCTGCTGACGAGGCCACAGGAACTCACCCGTACCATCGCCCCTATCTTCTACTGCACGTTCAAAGATTTCGTAGATGTTCTCTTCGCCAACCTTACCACCATCTTTGTCGTACTGATCCTCAATCATCTGCATCAAGTCGTTATACAGATCAATCGGATGGTAGCGAGTGCCCACGACCCACTCACGAGCCTCAGCACCTTCGATGGACGACAACAGAGAATACTGGCTTCTTACTTTGTCACGGCCTTCGTTAGTGTACGCATTCTCATAAACAACAACGTCATCAAGTACTGCAATGTCGCAGTGCATACCAGTAAGGGAAGTAGTGAGGCCACCAGTAAAGATGCTAGGGTCACGTACGTTTTCCTTCTTACGAAGTGGGTGATCTAACGCAATCTCAGAGGTGGTCCAACGAGTACGCTTACCTTCCTCAGGATGAACGTGCTCAGGCCAGTAACGACGGTAAGCCTCAGAGGTAAAAATACCTTTCATGAACCCTAGTTGCTTCTCCGCAAGGTTAGCTGTAGCAGAGATGTAGAGG